ACTTCACAAGAACACGAAGTACAAATCACAATCGTATTTCGTGTTGTCAACGTACAAGAACCAGTTACATTAGAGTTACTTTTAGAAAGAGTGAGATAAAATGGCAGGAACTATTATCTCGGAACTTGATTTCAATCAAATCAAGAGTCAGTTAAAAACATTTCTTCAAGGTCAAGCACAGTTTGCTGACTATGACTATGACGGATCAAACATGTCCGTCCTTCTTGATGTGTTGGCATACAATACATTTCAGAATAGTTTTTATACGAACATGGCTCTCGGTGAGATGTTTCTTGACTCAGCGCAACTAAGAGATTCTGTTGTATCTCATGCAAAAGAGTTGAACTATCTACCAAGGTCATACAGGTCATCAAACGCAAAAGTTACACTGACGTTTACGCCAAGTGATAGCCCAGCATTCATCACAGTTCCAAAATACACGAAGTTCACCACAAATGTTGATGGTAAGTCATACACGTTTAGCACAGATCAAGTATATACTATCACACCAAATTCTGGCGTATATTCTGTCAGCGATGTTTCTCTTCACGAAGGTAGAATCGAAAGAGAATATTATGACGTAACAGCAAGCACAAAATATCTTATCTCTAACAAGAGAGTTGACACCGACAGTATTGTAGTAAATGTATATGCCTCCTCTGCTGCTGATGCTGAAGTTAATGCATATGCTTCAAAACCAAATCTCTTTGATGTTGGTTCAAGTGATAATGTGTTCTATATACAACCAGCAGAACTGAATCGTTACGAACTAGAATTTGGTAATGATGTGTTTGGTAGAGAACCAAAAACAGGCGAAGTCGTAGAGGTTATCTATCGTATCGCAAATGGTGCAACACCAAACGGGGCTACTACATTCTCACCATCTGGCACAATACAAGGCTACACAGCGACAGTCACAACAACATCAACATCTTTTGGTGGCGCTGAAGAAGAAACGCTTGATTCAATCAAGTTCTATGCTCCAAAATCTATTCAGATACAAGATAGAGCAGTCACAGAATCTGATTATGAAAATCTTTTGAAAAACAAGTTCTCTGAAATTCAAGCAGTATCAGTACAAGGGGGTGAAGAACTGAATCCACCACAGTATGGTAAAGTTATTGTACACGTTGATATTCAAAATAGTGATGGCGTATCTGACGGTGCTAAAGAGAAGTATAGAAAGTTTCTAAAAGAACGCACGCCACTCGCAATCGACCCAGTAATTAGGTCTCCTGAATTTCTTTATGTTGCTCTTGACACAACAGTACACTACAATACTAAAACTTCAGATGCTACTAATTCTGAAATAGACTCGCTTGTTAGAAATGCGATTGCATCTTACAATCTGACTTACTTGAATGATTTTAAAAAGAATGCTAGGCAATCTCGAATTGCTCGTGTCATTGATGATACAAATACGTCTATTATATCGAATGATACAGAACTTAGAATGATTGTTGATTTTATTCCAGTGACTAGTCAGGCTTCAAGCATCACTGCTGACTTTGAAAACTCTTTAATTTTAGATCATCCTTTGACTGCTGGCGAAGATATCAATCGTCATAAACCCGCAGTTAAAACTTCCAGTTTTTCTTATGGAACTCAGACAGCATACATACAAGACAACGGCGAAGGTATCTTAGAAGTTCTCACTAATACAGTTGATGGGTTCAAAATACTAGATGGTAATGTTGGAAGCGTAGACTACACAATAGGCCGTGTAATAATTCGCAATTTGAATGTTAGTTCTTTCTCTGGTAGTGCTATCAAGATTTATGGTAGACCCGAATCGCAAGATATTATTGGTCCTGCAAGTAAGATTATTTCAATCCGAGACGTTGATGTTAGCGTAACAGTAGAGGCTGCGACTCAGTAATGCATGACCTATCGAAAACTATCTCAGAGTATATCGAACAGCAGTTTCCTGCTGTTTATCGGGAAGACGGTCCAAACCTAGTTGCCTTCACAAAGGCATACTATGAGTTTATGGAGAACACTTCTACGTCTCCTACCACACTCAGTCGTTCGATGTTTCAGAACAGAGACGTTGATGAGACATTAGATAGTTTTCTGGTTCATTTCAAAGAGAAGTATCTCTCAGAGTTTCCTTATGCAAAAGCGGTAGACAAGCGATTTGTTATCAAGCATATCATGGACTACTATCGCTCAAAGGGCACTCCAAAAGCAACTGAACTTTTAATTCGTATGTTGTTCAACGAAGAAGCATCAGTATACTATCCCGCTGATGATATACTTCGTGCTTCACATAGTAAGTATAAGATTCCCAAATACATTGAAGTCACACAGTCAGCAAGGTCTGCCGGATTTGTTGAAAATCAAATCACGGGTTCTAGGTCTGGTGCGACTGCTTTTGTTGAAGGTCTTGTAAAGAAAAGAGTTCAAGGTCGTATCATTGACATTCTCTATATTAGTAATATAAAGGGGTCGTTTAGAACGGATGAGTTGGTCAGCGATGATGGTCTTCTCACAAACGCACCAAAGATTATTGGATCACTCTCATCTATGACTGTTGTCAATGGTGGTAGAAATAACGCCGTTGGTGACTTGTTCGATGTGCTTGATGATACAGGCAGACAAGGTAAAGTTCGTGTTACTGATGTTGAAGATGCTACTGGTCGAGTTGACTTTGAACTTGTAGATGGCGGCACGGGCTACACACTCAATGACCTTGATGATGGTGATACAACAGACGATTATACAGACATTCGTGTTGCCACAGCGATGATTGCTGTTGATAACTCGAACACATTAAATCAGTTTATTCAGTTTGAGACTGTAAAGCAAGAGCGTGAGCTTGTTACTCTAATCAGCGCTCAAGATTTTGCTGACGAGTATTTTGACAATCTTGCTGCCAACTCAGCATCAGTTGCTGATGACTTTGTTTTGGGTGTCAAAGTATATCCAACAACATATACAGCAAACTCGACGAACGGTCCTGAATTTCTTAGGTCTACTGTATCAGACTCAAATGATATTGTTGTCATAACAAATAATACAATCATAGCGAACACTGAATACTCAACGAACTCTACACATATCGTATTTGATTCAGACCCTGGTGATGGCGCAGTGATTTCAGTTTTAGAGTATGTGGTTGTTGCCAATAGTAAAGTCGTATCATTGAGTGCTGACGATGCAAACACCAGCGCAACTCTTGTGATTACAAGTGGCACCTTTGCAAACCAACTGTTGATTGATACAGCAGATAACACAACTTTATCTGCTGGTGAAATCGTTGATGAAGAATCAACCATCACATTGAGTGTTGCTGATGCAAGCATCTTCTCTTCTCATGTTGGTGAAAAACTTGAGATGAAAAAATATACCACAGTAGCAAATGGTGAATACTTATCAGCATATGCTTATGGGTATCTAACTGTTGCTAATACTACTGCTGAAACTCTAATACTTGAGCCTGCTTTTGGTACATTCTTAGCGACTGAAGAAATAGAACTATATTATGCTAATGGTTCAGTTGAAGCGACTGAAACCATTGATGCTGTTTCAATCACAACAGCAGGGGCAACTGGTATTGCCACATCAGCATCAGATGCCAACACTTGGAATATCAAAGTAACATCTGGTGAATTTACTGCTGGCAAGAAGATAAGAGGTCGAGAGACAAGAATTGAAGAAACGATTAGTGCTATAACAGCGACTGGTGCTTCTGATGTTTGGTATAATGGTGTCGCAACAGCAAATGGCGTGATTGATACGGTTGCTAACAATACAGTAACTGGCGTTGTCGTTGGTCAAAACACAACATATGTTGGGCTATTCAGTAATACTTCTGCATTCTCGTATGTTGAAGGCGCTGGCATGACGATTAAGACATCTCGTGAAGATTTAAAAGAGGTTGACCTTGCAGCACAGCCTAATCTAGAACTTACTATCAATGCAGTTGGCACTGGTGCTGGAGCAACATTCCAACCAGGCGCATTAGAGAACGAAGAGACTGTTACGCTAAACACTGATTTTGTCGGCGCTAAGAATGTTGCAAATGTTGATTTCTTAGATACAACAGTTGTAGGTGCAAATAGCGGTGTTGGATTTGTTGATAGCATTACGATTACAAATGGTGGTACTGGTTATGCAAACGGTACTGGTAACGTCACGTTTACAGGTGGTGGGTATGCTGATGGTAACCCAGTTGTATCAGCAATCGCTTCAATCACAACAAATGGTAGTGGTGTGATTACTTCTATCACAGTTGATAACCCAGGCGAAGGATACTATACCACACCGACAATCGTATTGCCAGATAATGGTGGTGGGACAGATGCTACAGTAGCAGTTGTTGTGGATCACGGTTATGGGTTCATTAAAAATCCAAACGGAGACGCTACAACTCAGTTTCAGTTTTTATTCACCTTCGACGATTTTACAATGGGTACAATATCATCACTAACAAGAATTAACCCTGGTACTGACTATAATACTGATCCATTCATTTCAGTGCATAATAAATATATCGCAGCATACGACAGAAAAAACATTTATCTAAACATCACTCTTGTTACAAGTAACTTCACTCCGGGTGAAATTATAGAGCAAGATAGTACAGAGAAGGGTGTTATCATTTCTGCCAATAGTAGTGTGTTGCATGTTAAGAGAACACGTTTCAATACAAGCTGGACAGCATCTAACATCATTGGTAAGAGTTCTGGTGCCATTGCAAACTTCTCTGTTGGTGACGATGCTATCGATTTAGTCTCTCGTTCGATGGGTGATAATGCTATAATTACTGGTGATGTTGTCGTAGCAGATGGTGTTGCAACAGCAATTGAAATTATAGACTCTGGTTATGGTTACTTAAATAATCAACAAATGACTCTGACTAATGATACTAATCAATTTGCCATCACTGCCAACTCTATTGTAGCAACAGAAGGTACCGGTACAGGCTTCTGGGAAACAACTACTTCACATCTCAGTGATGTTGCTAAAGTAAGAGACAATAAATATTATCAAGAATATTCATACGATATTCAAACTGGCGTCTCAATCAATCGCTATCGTGACATTGTAAAAAAAGTGCTTCATGTTGCTGGTACTGAATTATTCGGTACAGTAGTCAAGAATAGTGTTATAAATACTAATGTTACCACTGCTACTTCGACAACTGATACCGTATCCACATCATAAAGCAAAGAAAAAGATGACGAAATTAGTTACAAACAAATTCAAAACACATATGGCTGCTCAATTTATTGAGTCTGTTTCAGAGTCTTCAAACAGTTTATACTATGTGTTTACTGGTGAGACTTTGCCCTTTGCCGACGATACTGTACCACCTGTTCCTACGAACAGTACATTTGGTGTGCATAACGATGTGTATGATAATCTTTTGTTCGGCAAAAAGATTACTTCGGATGATGTAAAGCATATGATTCGCCGTGTTGATTGGCAATCTGGTAACACATATTCTGCTTACAGTTACACCAGCACATCTCAAGCAACGGATAACTTCTATGCCATCTCAGAAGAGAGCGGTAACTATGCGGTATTCAAATGCCTAGATAACAATGGTGGTGCTGCTGCAAACGACCAACCATTGTTCTCAGAAACGGCAGCAGACGACGAATTCTATCAGACTAATGATAAGTATGTCTGGAAGTTGATGTATAATATCAGCGCTTCTGATTGGTCTAAATTTGCTACAAACGATTTTGCTCCTGTTATTCCTAACGCAAACGTATCTGCAAATGCTGTTAATGGTTCTATTGAAGCAATCATAATCAATAGTGGTGGTGCTAGATATAACGCACACGCAAACGGCACATTTAAAGAAATCTCTGTTGCTGGTAACACGCTAATACACGGCCTTCAGAGTTCAAGCGTAACACTTAGTGCAAATACAGACTTCTATAAAAATAGCACACTCTACGTTAGATCGGGCACAGGTGCTGGGCAAGCAAGAAACATCAGTGAATATATCGTTACAGGTTCTGAACGAAGAGTTCTTATTAACCCAGCATTTACTACATTACCCGATACAACTTCCGTTTTTGAGATTGCTCCTGGTCTCACAATCAAAGGTGATGGTGACGATGCAGTTGCTATTGCTACAATTGATACGACAGCAAATTCTATCTCAACTGTTGAAATTGTCAATAGAGGGTCTGGCTATTCATTTGCTGATGTTATTATTTCAAGCAATGGTGATAGCACTGTAGCTGCAACTCTCACACCAAGTCTCTCGCCTCCCGGTGGACATGGTTCTGATGTTATTAATGAACTTTATGCATCTCGTGCAGGCATCTCAGTAACATATGCGAACAACGAATCAAATACAATTCCAACAACGAATGATTATCGCTCTGTTGGTATTATCAAAGACCCATTGTTTGCTAACGTTGAGTTGACGCTTACGACTTCAACAGCATCGTCCTTCTTAGATGGTGAAACAGTCATTCATTACGTTCCACAATCATCTAACACACTTCTTCGTTCATATTCATACACATTATCAAGATATCAGACGCTTACAGTTAATACATCTACAATGACTGGCTTTACAACTGGAAATAAGATATCTTCTGATGCTAAAGGCGCTGAGATTATTGCTTCTTCTGCAAACACAATTCATATAAGATTGAATGAAGGAAGTGCAGCGTTTGCTGCTAGTGATATGATTGGTAACAATACAATCACAGAAACTGTGAGCAGTATAAGTGCAGCACAGCCACCCGTAGTTGTTACAGCAAGCGCACACGGTCTTGCAAATGCTGCTGCTGTATCATTCCACGACTTGAATGGCACTGCTTTGGACGATGACGATGCAGCAACTGTATACTACGTCAAACCATCAAATACAACTGCATTCTCTGTATACACTGATACAGGACTAGCTACACCATTTGATAACAGTGGAAACACCACAGCATCTTCTGGTTTTGTTACGAATGGTTTGGAAGTGAAAGACATTCATTTAGCAGCGTTTACTCACACTGGTAATAATGATCCTATCTCTGGTAAAGACGATGCTGGTAATGTTTTCGGATTTAGTTCAAACTTACCATTGACTTCAATAGCAAAGAGAAATAGTCTTGCGGTTGCTCACACGAAAACCACCACAGCAGCTACTCTTACTGATATCACGCTTGTACCTGCTAGTGATGTTATCGAAATTGAAGTATATACATCAACAGAGACAATTACTTTACCAGATTACATTGGTAGAACGACTGGTGAAGTAAGCAATCGAGCAGGTGATGTTCTAAGACTTAGAAACATTCGTGGAGACTTTGCAACAGGTTATAAGATTAAAGGACTTACCTCTGGTATAGAAGCAGAGATTGAAGCGATTGATAGAAGTTTTACCACGTTCAATCAGTTGACTGAAATGGCAGTTCAGATTGTTGATGCTGGTACGGGCGACCCTGGTGTTGCTAACACGGGCTTTACGATTGATCAGTTCGTAACACAAGACCAAGGCACTGCTGGTCCAGTCCAAACTGGAACAACAACATATGCTCACGGTACAGTCTTTGCTGTGTCGAATACAATCACTCGTTTTGTGGATAGTGTTACAGCAGCGAACCCAGCAGTTGTTAAAACGACTGTAGCGCATGGTTATTCTAACGGTATGGTCGCTGCATTTAGTAGTCTTAACGGTTCTGTTTTTGCTAATACTGTTCCAGTATATTATATTGGCACTATAAATACTACTGCATTCTCAGTGTATAGCGATGCAGCATTAAGCACAGCCATTGATAACAGTGCAAACTCTGCTGCTAACACAGGAACCATTATCGGTTCTGGTATTGGTACTGTCGGCGCAAGTGCTTATAGAACATTCTTCTTGAGCAATGTCAAGGGTACTTTTGGAGTGTCTGATGATGCTGCTGGTGTTGTAAACACATTTGTTTCTAATACAGCAAGTGGCGGTACTGGAGCATCTGCAAAGATTACAAGTCGTATCGACGGAGACCTTGTTGACAACTCAGGTGAAGTTATATATATAGAAAATATGTCACCAGTCGCTAGGTCTGATGATCAATCTGAAAAAGTAAGAATCATTTTAGAATTCTAAAGGGATAAGAAATGGGATTAGATACCAATTTTAACCAAGACCCGTATCATGATGACTATGATGCGGACAAAGATTTCCATCGAATTCTCTTTAAGCCGGGTGTTGCTGTTCAAGCTCGTGAACTAACACAGCTACAGACAATTCTTCAAAATCAGATTGAACGTTTCGGTGATAATATCCTCAAAGAAGGTACAATTGTAAAGGGTTGTAGTTTCACATATTTACCTAGACTCGCTTATGTAAAAATTAAAGATTTGCAGGTTGATGGTCAACCTGTCGTTATGTCTAACTACGAAGGCCTTCGTGCTGTTGGTCTTACTACCGGTGTTGAGGCGTATGTTCTTCTTGTTTCTGCTGGTTTAGAAACTCAAACTCCTAATCTAAATACCTTATTTGTTCGATATGTAAAAAGTAATGGTGCGAATAAGACCTTTTCTTCGACGGAACAGATTCGTCTCGAAAACTTTACTTCTGCCGCTACGGTAACAACTGTCGAAGCAGCAGGTACAGTAACAGGTGAAAGCACGACTACTATTGGCAACGGCGTTGGTCTAAAGATATCTGATGGTGTAATTTATCAGAAGGGTTCTTTCGTATTAGTCGATGAGCAAACTGTCGTTGTTGAAAAATATAACACATCACCAGATAACATTTCTGTTGGTTTCGTTACAAAAGAGACTATCATCAATAGCTTTGGTGACACAACTCTTTTAGACAACGCTCAAGGATACAACAACGCTAATGCTCCTGGCGCTGATAGAATTCAGCTAACTCCAGCATTGACCGCTAAAACTACAGCGCTTGCAATTGCTGATGCGGATTTCTTCTCGATAATTCAATATCAGAATGGGCGACCAGTCAGAATTAAAGATACTACACAATATTCTGTTATTGGAGATGAACTTGCTAGGCGAACTGAAGAAGAATCTGGTGATTACGTTATTCAGAATTTCCCACTATCAATAAAGGCGGGTGCTAACTCTAGCGTTTTGGATATTGGTGTTGGTCAAGGTCTTGCTTATGTTGGCGGTCAAAGAATTCAAACTTTTGGTACGATTGACGTTCAGATTGATGCTGGTACTGAATTCGAAAGTGTTGACGAACAAAACGTATCAACCAATATCGGTAACTATGTAATTGTTGATGAGTATATGGGGCATTTTGATTTTAATAAAATCATAGATGTTGACCTATATGATGCAGCAGAGAATGCCTTTACTGGGGGAGCAATCGTAACATCTCCAAGTGGTAATAAAATTGGTGAAGCAAAACTTCGTGGTGTAGAACATCATAGTGGCACAGTTGGTACTAATACGACTCAATATAAAATGTATATTTTCGACATTCGTATGTCAAATTCTGCAAAATTATTCACCGAAACAAAACACATATATTACAATGGCGCTACCGATGGTAATGCTGACATTGTTTTGGACTCAAACAGTAAAGCAAAATTATATGATGAATCGTTTAAAAGAGCTTTATGGACAGTAGGTCTCTCATCTATCAAAACAATACCAACAAGCACAGCAGATTTTGTTTACAGAACAGCAAAGCCTACTGGACTAACTGTATCTACTGGCGGCGCATTAACTATCACATTGGCAGGCACAGACTATTGGACCTATGGCGCTTCTGCAACATTAAACCCAGCACAAAAAGAAGAAATTGTTTTAATCTGTAATGAGACTCAATCACCTTATGTTAAAGGCAAACCTATTGATCTTTCTGGTGCGACAGTAACAACTTCTGGTCAAACTTTATCTGTTGCTGGCTTGTCTGCTCCTGCTGCTGAGATGGACGTTATTGCCTACTACAATGTGAAAAAAATCACTGCTGCTCCTGCTGAAAAAGTTACAAGAACTGCATATGTAAAAGTGCAAGCCAACACCGCTGCTGGTGGTAACACTGGTACTTATTCACTTGGCTTCCCTGATGCATATGAGCTTCTAGCAGTATATAAATCGGATAACAACACTTTCAGTGAAACAACATCTGCGAATAACGTTGATGTTACTAACAACTTTATTCTGTTTCCAAATCAAAGAGATGCTTATTACGATAATTCATATGTAAAGAAGAAGTCCGCTCTAACAATTGGTGCTGACGATGTTTTTCTATTCAAGGTTTCTGTATTCGAAGAAAACAACTCTGGTAGTTTTGGTGATGGATATTTCAGCGTAGACAGTTATACAAACATTGACCCAGAAGATATTCCTACATATGAATCTGAATTTGGCATATCATATGACCTTAGAAATGTTGTTGATTTCAGACCATATTGTGTTAATACCTCGGTAATTGCAACAACAATTGGTGCCGCTACTGTTTCTACTACTGCCGTGGGCACTGCTGTAACATTCCCCGATGCTGAACAATATGTTGTTGCTCCAAATCAGAATATGGAGATTGATTACGAATATTATCTACCAAGGATTGATAGACTCTTCCTTGATAGCGAAGGCAATATTAAAGTAATCAAGGGTGTTGCATCAGATACTCCAACAGCGCCTGCTCCTCCTTCAAGGGGTATGCCTCTTGCTGTTGTCAAAGTTCCTCCATATCCTTCTCTAACTTCACTTGTTGCTAACAGAGCAGGTAAGCCTGCATATGCAGTAAAACTTATTCGTGATAGCGTGAATAAGGGTTACACTATGAGGGATATTTCAAAACTAGATCGTAGAATTTCTCAATTGGAATACTATACTGTTTTGAACGCACTTGAAACCGAAACAAAAGACAAAGAAATCTTAGATGAAGCTGGATTAAATCGATTTAAAAATGGCATCGTCTCAGATAACTTTGAGAATTTACGTTTCTCTGAAGTGACTTCCCCTGAATTTTCTGCTGCTATAGACCCAGCATATAAAGAGATTACACCAAAAATAAGACAGTTCGATATTGACCTCAAAGTAGCAGCTACAAGTAATGCGACGGACTTTGGTGATACTCTTATGTTGTCTAAAACCGACGTTTCTTTAATCAACCAAAGCTATGCTACAAAGACTAGAAACTGTGTTGGCGATTTCTACTCGTTCAAGGGCACGCCATTCATTTCTCCAGAATATGATGCTGGTTATGATTTAACAACAGCACCAGATTACAATTTGGATATTGATTTTGCTACGCCTTTCATGGACTTTGCTGAAGCAATAAATGAATTTGTACCTCTACAACAGGTAAGTCGTTCAGTTGCAACAAATGTTGCAACTAATAACGCAGCCGCTACAGGAAGAGGTTTAGCAGCATTTGGTGGCACATCAACCACAGTTACAAGAACCACCACACAAACGATTAATGAACTTCAAATTGGTATAGGTTCTGAGTCAACTGAACAAGTAGGCGACTTCGTAACGGATGTGCAATTCAAACCGTTTATGAGAGAGCGAGAAATAAAAGTTCTTGTGTTTGGTTTAAGACCCAGCACTACTTTTCACTTCTTCTTTGATGGTGACAATGTTGATACTCATGTGGCATCTGCATTAGGAACTACATTAACTGGATTGAGACGTTCTTC